CCAGTAGCACCTTGGAAGCCTTGTGCTCCTTGAATACCCTGGACACCCTGTGGGCCTTGTGGACCCTGTGAGCCAGTAGCACCAGTTGAGCCAGTAGCACCTTTAACACCCTGAACACCTTGTGTACCTTGTACACCTTGTGGACCCTGTGAGCCAGTAGCACCAGTTGAGCCAGTAGCACCTTGAATACCCTGAACACCTTGTACACCTTGTACACCTTGTGGACCTTGAACACCCTGTACACCTTGGAAACCTTGTGGACCCATATCACCTTGAGCGCCTTGAGCGCCTATACTTGTAAATAAATACCAATCTGGATTAGAATTATCATAAACAGGTATACTATTTATATTAATAGTTGGTGTTATATATGTTGAACCCAGATATGTTACTACATCATATGGATTATATGTTGTTGTGTCTATCCAATTGCCTTGATATGTAAATCCTTGTCCTTGTGAGCCTTGATTACCATTTGAACCTTGAACACCTTGAGGACCTTGAACACCATCTGAGCCATTATATCCTTGAGGACCCTGTGGTCCTTGTGGACCAGTTGCACCACTGATTTGATAATTGTAAACATTATTATTTAATGAATATGTTATACCGTCTAATGGTTTAATAGGTACATTACAAGGTGTATATCTAATAGGATATCTTAATGTAATAGAACAAGAGTGTCCATTTGAATTAGTATCTGTTTCTTCATATACAGGTTCAAATGATACATCACTATTAGCATCAAAAGATAAACCCAACGCCACAAATAAAGGATGTTGATCTAATTCAGTAACGATTGTATCTAATATAAACTTTGTATCGGATAAGATTTCGTCATAGTTAGTTTCATCTTTTTGTATTCTATCCATACAATAAAGGTTGAAGGTATATAAAGCTGTCTTATGTGAGCCATTACCCATAGTAATTCTACTACCAGCTTCTTCTAACCATACATAAGGTGCCTTTAAGTCTCTTAAAGCATTTCTATTCCATAATGGACCGAAACGAAAGTCAGCCACCATCATATGATTTTGACTAACTAACTGTATAAGTTCAACTAATTTAAGTAAAGAGGGAGTATTTGCGCTCATAGGTTTTCGTTTTTATATTTGTTTTTTGTATATATTAATTTTTAATTCAATTCTTTTTAGAAAGTAAATACCTGAGTATAAAACTTATTAAAACCACCTGATTTATGGTGTGTATGTATCGCATATCTTAATGCGTCCATACCATCATCATTTAATTTAACTGGTTCATCTATTACTACATCATTAGAAGTCTTCCAACTATATAACTTATATTCTTTTAGAAGGTTAATAGCTTCATAATGTATAAACACTTCCATTGATTTAACTTTATTTATACCAGCCTTAACAGCTTTATCAGATGTATCAGCTCTTGTATAACCAGCTCTCTTTAATTCCTCAATTACTTCTGGTCTTGCACTATCACAATAGATTTTTCTTTGTTTATCTATACCTAATATATTCATTTCATTAATTAAATCAGCCGTTGTTAGCTTAGACTTATATATTAATTCATCTACATATACTTTATTACCACTAAAACTGGTTTTAACTAAAGCACAAGGGTGATTGAAACCAAAGTCTAATCCATAACAGAAGTCTTCTACTTCTGGTATGTCTGTATATTGCTTAAAGTGTGTATATATTCTGGTTGTTGATGTTGGACGCTCACCCAATACATAAGTCTTATAGTAATTCTCATCCACATTAATCATATCCTCAATAAAATCTACTTGTTCTTGTGGTAAGAAAGGATTATCTTTATAGGTTGATTTAATTAGAATAGATTTATTATCTTTAATCAATTCATATACCCAGTGATCCATATCTTCTGGGTTAAAGTCAATTAGAATCTTACCTCTTGTTCTCATAGCTAATTGCATATAAGAAGAGTGAGGTAATTCAGTAGCTTCATTTAGAACTAATATATCTCTACCTGGTCCTTTTAGTTTATCAGATGAATCAGCACTAATAAACTCAATAGAAGAGCCATTTGGAAATGAATAAACTTGTTCTGTTTTGTTATGGTAATCAACATTATATAAATCCATATCTTTTAGAATACCTATTACATCTCTCATAATAGAACGCTTTAATAATGGTAATGATATACGAACCATAGATACGGTTGTCTTTGGGTTCTTTAAACAATATACAATAAGAACTTGACATAATGAATATGTTTTAGAACTTCTTGTACCACCTTGATTTAGAATATATTTATGTTCTTTATCATTTAATGCTTGCCAATTCCAAGCGAATACATTAGTATGTTTAATTTCCAGAGCCGCCATTTGTAATATGTATTAGTTTTATTTCAGTAATTTCTTTACCATTAGAAGTTATATCTTGTCTTTCAACATAATGTCCTTTTAATTTAGCAATTTCTTTTAAGCACTCTCTTGCTTCTTTTCTATTACCACTTGATAAAGCTTCTTGATATAATTTCTCAAAGCGTTCTATATCTTCCTTTAAGTCCTCACCAAAGTTTATTATAGAACGCTCATTAATTTCCTTTTTAGCATCTCTTATTAACTCATAAGAATATGATTGAGCATAACCTTGCTCTACCATCAACCATTCCATAATAGTTAAATAAGTATTACCCTGATTAATTCTCATTTTAATTATCGTTTCTATCACATCTTCCCTTTTAAGGGTGTGTCTTTTGCCTTTGTTAGTCATAATGGGCGGGTTTTATTTTTTAGAACAAGTTTTGATTTTGGTTAAACCATATAGTCAATGCTCTCCAGTAATTAACTATTGAATTACCACAAGTATTACAACCACCTCTTCTTGCTGGTCTTGCACCTGGTTCAATATATTTCTTATATAGCATTTCTATATTATCCATATCTGTTCCAGTTGGAGCTACTACTTTAACTAATTGTAATAGTAATAGTTTGTCTTGTTCTTTTTCCAATTTAATTGGATCTATTTCTTTTTTCATATCTGAAATCTTATTTTATCTATTGTAGGCATTATTAATTGAGAATATAAGTAAGCTATAAAAGAAGCTAAACAACCAATATAAAAACCACCCATTATCCATCCTACATAAAAAGCACAGCATTTGATACAAGAAGTAGCCAATACTATACTATTATATATTAATTTTGTAAAAGCGTTTTTGTTAAATATAGGACTAATCGCTTCTAAAATCCATTGAATACCATCATAACTTGTTATTAACCAAGCTGTTAGTAATACTTTTAATAATATATCTACGTTCATAAATTGATTGTGTTATTTTTTTGTAATAATTCATAACCATCTATTAATCTTCTAAAGAATAAGTTAGCTGGTAATGATTCAGCATTGTCGGCATTAATAATATCTATTACTTCGTCTTCTAATAACATAATGTCGTTAAACATATCTATTTCAAACGTCATATTTTTATATGTAATAGTAATTATTTCGTTAGCATCTGGTATAATTTGATTAGTTTCCATTTTTTTTGTATTTTTTTATTAAGGCATTTAATTCGGCTGTTAATACTTCAACAGCTTTTATATTACCTTTTTGTGCGTAGATTTTAATTAAATCTAATGTTTCAATAATTTTATTCATAGGTATATATTATTTTATATTCTTCTAAAAATAAGAATATGTTATTTGATACCTCAAACAATTCTCTATTAGTTGATTCTTTTATGTAATAGTTTAATAATTCACCCATATAATTTGTATAATATACACATACAGCGGTATCTATATTAATCATTTCTTCAAGAGCTGTAATAGTTAAATCATATACATAATTTATGGTTGACTTTTCTAAAAAATGTGGTTCAAATAAAACACTTATATTACCAAACATTTCACAAGCTATATCTCTACATTGTTTATGTGTAAACTTAGTTGTATCTATAAATATAGGTATCATTTCTATATCTTTCCAATACAATTTAACCAAATCAGTTTCTCTTTTCTTTTTCATCTCATATATAATTTTAGTTATATATTATTTTTCATTCCTCTTTTTATGCTTTAATTCATATTGTAACATTACAGCATATTGAACTGATAATCGTTGAAACTTTGTTTTGTAATAACTATTTACAAATGGTATATTCTTCCACATAGTCATTTTTTTATTTACTTTACTTATCTCTAACTTAATTTCTTTACTTGTTTTCATATTATATATATTATATTCTAAATATGGAAAATGATTATATTAAACTTTAATATACTTTTTTAATATAAATTAAGTCCATATGAATAATTTATTTTTATTAAAATGCCACTCAAATTGAGTGGCATTTTTTATTTAGAGAATAGCATATCTATATATTCTTGTGTTTGTAATTCAGGCCATAATTCAGTTATATCTGTTACATAATGTTCTGACGCAATTGAAATAGGTAATAGGTATCTTAATGATGTTTTAGTTCCTTTATCTTCTACTTCACTAATGCCTATTTCTTTTGAAATGGTATCTAAATTATTGAAGTCTATATCATATGAACTCCAAATATACATATGTCTTTTTTGAGTGCTTAAATCGTCATAAAAGTTAATATAAAGGTATTCATAATTACATAGATTAGCATGTTTAACATTTTTTGGTTCTATAAACATTTCGTCATATAATTTATATCTTACCTTAAACTCAACCTGACATTTTCTAACTTTATTATTAGTATCGGTATATCTTAAATTAGCATCATATATAGTTTGTGGTAATGTTGATTGTATCTTCAAATCTATTTTGTTATTTGAGTATTGTTTCTTAAAAACACTAAACATCCTTCTACAAGTAATCTCTGATGTTTCATAAGCGTTCATTTTAATAATTTGTTGTGGTGTGTAAGACATAATATATTTCTTTTTATAAGATATATATTGAGTTTAAAAAGGTATTTTTGGAAAGAAGGATGGTTTATCGTTTTTATTTATGAAATGATATGTCATCGTCCTTGCGCTCTTGAAAGCGCAGTCAGTCCTCGTATAGATTGTTGTTTCATTAAGAAAAAGTAGAGTAAATACGGTGGAGAACCAAGTATAGTATAATTATTATAGTATATTATATATCATTATTACTCTTATGCAGTATTTTAATTATCTATAAAACATAATAATATGTAGAATAAACAAGTAATAGTATAATTATTATATATATATCATTATTACTCTTATGCAGTTATTAAAACTTTTATTAAAAAAGTGCCTATAATATAAGAAAGTGAGGAAAACCACTTTTAGAATATAATATATATATTATAAAAAGAAACAAAGAGATATGAAAGTAATAATTCCACAAGAAGTAAAGAACGCAATATATGAAATGCCTTATAACAAAACGGTTAAAATAAATGCTATAAAGATATATACGGCATTATGGTTAAAGAGTCATTTAAAGAATAGTCAAGGTTATTTCCCAGTAGCTTCAACATATTTAATGAGTGTTAATTGTAGGTATAATAATATATTAACATATTTTATAGAAAAGAATATAATAACTTATTATAAGAGAGCTTATCAAGATGAAAATGATATATTCTCAACAAAATGGACTAAGAGTTATAATAAAGATAAAGGTATATGTGCTAAATATAAGTTTTTAATTAACACAGAAATAGGTAGTGAAGTTGAGGTTGATATGTTGTCTAATAGACATAATAGATGGTATGAAATTATAGAACAATCGTTAATAGAAACAGGATTTGATGTAACAATAAGTAGAGATTCATTTGGTAGAAGAGTTCATCATAGTGCAATAAGAAATTACAAACAAGATTTTGGTGGTTATTATACAATAGATGCTATTTGTAGTCAACCAAGAATACTTTATAATTATTTAAAAGAAAAAAATGTTATAGATAATAATTATAATGAGATTTTTGATAATGAGAAAGATTTTTACAGAGAGGTTGCTTATAAATTAGAAATGAATAGCAGAGAAGAAGCAAAAGATTTATTTATGCACTGGATAAATGGTAATGGATATGTTCCTAATTTTAAAATACATAGTTTATTTCCTATTGTAAGTTATTTCTTAAAGCAAATAAAATCTGGAAATTATAAAAACGGTGGCTCTTTATTACAAAGAATAGAAAGTAAAATATGGATAGATGATATATTAAATGAAATACCTTGTGATTTTGCTTTACCTGTTCATGATTGTGTAATAATTAAAGAAAAGGATGCTGATAGAGTTTTAGAGTATTGCCAAAATAAATATACTAATTTAAGATTTAAAAAAGAAATAATAAAATAATATGAGAATAATTAATACTAAATTAAAAGTGGTATATACAACAAAAAGCAAAAGTGATGATTATATTATTAATTATTGTGTATATGTATATAATAATTATAAAAAAGAATCAATTTTCTTAGCAGCAAAAATGTCTGTGTTAGTAAGATATAATAAAAATTATAAATTAATTGATGATAATGAGGAAATACCAGATGATTATACAATTATAACTGGTAAAACAAAAAATACACTAATAAATAAGATAAATAAAGACTTTAATTTAGAGAAAATAATTAAAGAAATGGATAAGGATGAACAATTAATGTCTATAATAAAAACAGAAAAAATAATTAAACAACCATTATTAAGTAATTATAAAGAATACCTTAAAACTAAAGAGTGGATAGAAATAAGAAATAGAATATATAAAAGAGATAATAATAAATGTGTTATTTGTGATAGTAAATTAAACTTAAATTGCCATCATATTAGTTATGAAAACATTTATAATGAAAAAGATGAAGATTTAATTACCTTATGTAATATATGCCACAATAACGAACATAATAAAATTAATGCTATGGAATTATCTGTTAATGATTATTATAAACTAATTAACAATTATTATTGGAATAATCTTAAAAAACAAATAAAGATTGAAAGAGAAGCTATGTATCTATTCGATAATGTTTATGATTATTATGGTGAGATATATTATAAAATAAATGGAGAATATAAATTAAAATGAAAATATGTAAAACCTGTAAGATAGAAAAAGAATTAACTGATTACTATTTAAGAACAAAAGAAGCTTACTTTCCAAATTGTAAAATATGTTTCAATCAAAGAAAAAAAGATAAATATAAAGCAAAAAAAACTAATAATCTCTCATTAAAGGAGAAGCTTGAATTAAAAGACGATTTGAGATTTAGAATAGAAATAATTAAACAATTATTCAAAATTGACTAAATTACGCTTTGAGAATATAATATATATTATATAAAAATAAACAAAAGATATGAAAAAAGGACAAAAGAAATTAATAGGAATAGTTAGAAATTATACAGAAGAAGCAATCTTCTTATATTTCAAAGACGGTACATATTCAAGAATAGATTGCGATACTGATATGACGACAGATGAGGAAGCAATACAACACTATGAAAAGTATGGTGATATATTAGAAAGAAATAGTAAGATAATGAATATGGTAAATAAATTAAAAAGATAATTATGTGGATATATTACGAAGGAAAGTTTATCTCTTTAGCAGATTGGAGAGAACAACAAATTAACTCTATTTTAGAAGATTAAAATGAAAACTAAATATAAATTAATGTTAGGCGACAATATGATTAGCCTTAAAAAACTACCTGATAATTCGGTAGATAGTGTCGTAACAGATCCACCATATGGTTTATCTTTTATGGGTAAGAAATGGGACTATGATGTGCCTTCAATAGATTTTTGGAAAGAAGTATATAGAGTTCTTAAACCAGGTGGTCATATATTATCATTTGGTGGTACAAGAACTTATCACCGTATGGTAGTTAATATAGAAGATGCTGGGTTTGAAATTAGAGACCAGATAATGTGGATATATGGTTCAGGTTTTCCAAAGTCTCATAATATAGGTAAAGCAATAGACAAACTAGAAGGTAATGAAAGAGTTGAAATTGAACCAACTGGTAGATATAAGAGCCAATTTAAGGATAATGGTGTTTCGTTTGTTAATATGAGAGATATAGATACAGATAATAAAAAGGATATAAAATTAACAAAAGGTAATTCTAAATATGAGGGGTATGGGACGGCACTGAAACCAGCAAATGAACCAATTTGTGTAGCAAGAAAACCTTTAAGTGAAAAGACGGTTGCCGCTAATATGATTAAATGGGGAACAGGTGGAATAAATATAGATGGTTGTAGGATAGGTAATGAAGAAAAACCAAAATTTAATAAACAAAATCAATCAAAGGGTGACATATTTAATGTAGGGAGTAAAAGGACAGGTGAATATACAACAGAAGGTAGATTTCCAGCAAACATTATATTTGAGTGTATATGTGATGAGGTGATTAAAGGTGAGAAGGGTGAAGTTAAGAGAGGAAAACCAGGTGGAAACACATTTGGTGGTGGTGATATGAGCGATGCTGTACAAGGAATTTGGTATAACGACACCGGTGATATACATACTAATCCAGATTGTCCTTGTTATCAATTAGATCAGCAAAGTGGTATAACAAATCAAGGACATTGGGCTAAAAGTAAAACTACTGGATTTGGTGAATACGGTGGTGGTAGTAATGTATATGAAGGTGTTGGTCCAAAAGATAAAACAAAAGGTGGAGCAAGTCGCTATTTTTATATAGCAAAAGTTTCAAAAAAGGAACGCAATATGGGATTAGAAGGATTTGAGGAGAAAATACCTATTGGTAGAGACCCTAATCAAGATAAAACAAATGCTAAACATAAACCAACAAATACACCAAAAGCCAATTTCCATCCAACTGTTAAACCTATTAAATTAATGCAATATTTAATTCGTTTAGTAACACCTGAAAATGGTATAGTATTAGATCCTTTTATGGGGTCTGGTAGTACAGGAGTTGCAGCAATGTTAGAAAATAAAAGATTTGTAGGTATGGAAATGGATCCTGAATACTTTAAGATTGCTGAAAAAAGAATTGAAAGTTGGGAAGAATATAAAAAAATTATTAAATAAATGATATGCATAAATTGTGAAGAGGATAAAAGTCAATGGCATTTCTACAAAGGTAGGAATGCCTGTAAGCTTTGTGTTAATATACAAAATCGCAAATCATATCATAAAAATAAAAAATTAGTAAAAAAAGAAATAGTAGATAAATATAAATATAATAATTTAGATTTATATTTTGAGGAAGGTTGGAGAGAAAGAATAGACGCATTTATGAGAGAAGCAATTGTAGAATTAAATGCGGTATATATAAAAACAAGAAAATATAAATAAATATATACAAAATGAATATAGAAAAATCAACAATTAACCTTCTTAAAAGATTTGAAGGAGTTAAATTACAAGCATACCAAGATAGCGTTGGTATATGGACGATAGGTGTTGGTAATACTTATTATGAAGATAAATCACCTGTTAAAAAAGGTGATGTAATAACACAAGAAAGAGCTGATAGTCTATTAAAATTGATAGCTGATTCATTTGGTGAATATATTAATAGTAAAGTTACAACTAAATTAACACAAAATCAATTTGATAGTTTAGTTAGTATATGCTATAACATAGGTAAAGGTAATTTTAATACTTCTACTCTATTAAAAGTAGTAAATAAAAATCCAAATGATACTTCAATAGAAGTTCAATTTCTATCTTGGTGTAGAGCAGGTGGTAAAGTATTACCAGGTCTTTTGAATCGTAGAAATGCTGAATATAAAAATTATATATCATAATGAACCATAACGAATATACATTAAAGTTAATAGAATATAAAATGGAGTTTGAAAAAGCGGTATTCTTATTAGATTATGATAATATAGAATACTTTTCACAACGCATTGGTAAGCTAACTATTAAGTTTCTTACAGAAAATAAAATGAAAATTAGAAAAAATGGTTGAACCAAAGACAGAAGAAGATTGGATTTTAGAAGACTATAAAGATGAAATAGACGATTAATTAGAAAAATAAATATATGAAATTGTTTTGTTAATTCAAAATAATTTCGTATCTTTGTGTAAGAAAAATAATATATACAATATGAAAAAGATTTTATTAGCAATTGCAACATTAACATTATTTAGTTGCACAAAACAAAAGAGCGTTGCTCCAACAACACCGACACCAGTAACACCAAGCACATATAATGTGTTATATACTGATTCAATAGTGTTGATAACAAGAGTATTAACTCTACCAGCACACTATGAGTATTCAACTTATAGAATAGATAGAGTGCCTTATACATTTACTAATAAAGTATCAGCCGATTCTTTTATAGCAGCTGTATATCATCCACTTAATCTAAATGATTTTAATGTTTTAGATGGTAGGTTTGTAACTCATTATCAATATGGAAGATACTATTAAATAAAAAACTCACCGTAGCGATATGGTGAGTTTTTCTTTGCCTTACGGCGTTAACTATAACGGTACTAGGCGTTATATATCTTTAGTTTCTTCTTTTGTATCTACATCATCCAATAAATCTTTAGTTGTAGAACTACCTCTTTGTATTAATTTTTTACATTTATTCCATATACTAAATCCAAATAAAGTATTAAAACTTTCATCTAAACTTTTTATCTCTGTTAATCCTATTAAACCAGCTACTATCTTTTCAAGATTTAATCCACTATTTATTACATAATGATCAAGAAAATATACAGATAATATAGCTAAATTGTATAAAACAATTTTAGAAATAGTATTACCCATCTTACGACTTGTAATAACTTCTCCTTTTTTATATGCTCTATATATACCGAAACAAAAATCAGCTACTATAAGAAAGCCTGTTGTTAATAATAGTGGTAATATAGGTGTGAATACAGCTAATATAGCAATGATTAAGCTATTAATGTGTGTTGTAATCCAAGTTCTCATAATTTTAAGTTATTTTCATAGTTAATCCAATCTATATTCATATGACTGGCTAATTGTCTTTCGTAATTCTCAGCAATTCTATGCTCTACATAATATGGAGCCCATTTACAATTACCAGGTTCGTCTTCTTTTGGTTCAGGTAAGTCTTCCCAAGCTAAATCAAACTTCATTATATCAGCTTCTTTAATGCCTCTTTTTTCACATAAGATATATTCTATCATTTCATGTAACATAATTAAAAGGTTGCACTCAGGATTGTCTTGTTTCGTTATTCTAATTTCAATACTATTATCTGTTTCCCAATAATCACCACAAGTAATATATCGTTGCTCTTTACCGTCAATAAACTTTATATTTATATCTTTATCTCCTCTCATTATATAAAGTTAATTTTTATAGGTAATAACCAGCACCACAGCATCCTGGACCACCATCTATTCTACCACCACCTTTTCTTGGTTGCATTCTATCTGGTAAGTATAAACCAGCAAAATAAGGATTCTCTTTAGCTCTAACTCTATTAACACCTGTTGTAACATAGTATTCTGGAAAGTCAGAAGGATAGTTTGTAATATATTCTCTTATTCTACTATCATAGAATTGAGCTTGATTACTAATTTGTTGTCTAATATATTCAACATCATCTCTTGTTGAAGGTTGTCCATACTCTGATGACTTTTGTGAAAGAGCTTTATTAGTTAATTTGAAGTTTAATGAAGGTAATGCTTCATATACAGACCATAACGCAACCGACATTTGAATATAGTTATTCATTAAATAAATATATTGAGCACCTTGTGGTGCATTATATGTGTTAATGTCGTTTTGGTATTTAGTATATAAGTCATAACCCAATATATTTTGTGTTCTAACTGATTGAGCGATTAATATAAAACTACCTAAGGCGTTTGCATCTATATTTGGATCCAAATAACCTGATAAGTATTTTTTTATATAATCAACGGTAATAAAATAAACATTTTGTAGCATAATTATTGATTGTTATTTTGTGTTGCATCAGGTGTAGGAGCAACTGGTGTAATTGTTTTTGCTTCTTTTAAGTTATTACCATCAATAAAACCAGATAATTTCATAGCTGTTTGATGATCATAATCATTTTGAATTAAAAGATAATACTTTTGTTCTGGTGTTATATTAGCTTGTAATATATTTAATACATCATTTAAGTTAGTATGTAATTTACTAAATTGTGGAGCATATTTATTAATTAAAATCTGATCATTAATACCATTTATTCTTCTAATCCAGTTAAAAATCTTTTCTATTAATCTTTGTTTTGGTTCGGTATATTGTGTTTGGAATATCTCTAAACTTTCTAACATTTCATTTCTTGAACCCAAAGCTCCTGGTGTTTCTATACCAAATAATGCTGGATTAGTAACTCTATGTGCCTTTAATATACCATCTGTAACTTGTTCGTTTAACATAAGGAATCTTGCATCAGAACTATTTAACTCAATTGGATCAAATGTAGCTGATGTTTCAGCTTTATCGGAAAACGTTACTAAAACATTACCAGCCATATCACTACCTTGATACTGATTCTTTAATCTTCTTATGATTTCAGAAGCTTCTTCCATAGACGGTTGTCCTATTGGAAAGTTAATATGCATAGAAGGATGAAAACCATTTTTAATGTTATTTAAGTGATAATTAGCAATCTCATATTCAGTTTCAATCCATCTCATACCGGCTTCACCATATTCTGGTTTCGCATACCACTCTGTACCTGGTCTATATTCTTTAACATAAAGTATTTGACTTCTATTTTTCTTATCGTTAGTAGAAAATCCATCATAAAGAACTGGTGGATACTTATCTAACTTTTCCCAACCATCACTTATCCAATACTTTTCTATTTGAGGATACTTTTCTTCCGAATCTGGAACACATATTCTAACCTTAGAAGGATCAATATAGTTAATTTCGGCAATTCTTTCTCTATCTTTACTCCATATTAAGTTCAAAAAGAAAGCACCATATACTTCTAAATCCACAGCTATCTTAAATAAGATTTCATCTAAATCGTCATCGTTATATACATTTTTAATAAACAATTGTGCTTCTGGACTTAAATTAGTTTTAGCTATACCACCACCACCTATTAACATAGATTTTTGTTTTACAATAGCTGAGTGTAATGAAGATTTATTTAACAAACTAATTAAATAGTTTGGAAATAAATTATCAACACCATACTCAATCCACTTTTTAGTTCTATTAATCTTTTCAGTAGCAGATGGTAGACTAAATGAGGAAAAATTAAATGATTCTATTGTCTTTTTTTCGTTATTCATATTTTTTTACATATTTTTATAGTAAGTAATTGTATCGTTCATAGTTCCTCTATAACTTTCATTATTAGAAAAACTACCATTAACTATACATATACCTGTTTCAACTAAACCTAATGAATTATTTAAGTCTAAATCATAAGGAGTAGCCATTTGATAAACATTATATGTCCACTCACCGCTATTTACATCTATAATACCTGATGTTAAACCAACTGGTGTAGCAACAGAAATTGTAAATGAATTCCAATAGTAAGGTATAGGTGAATTATCTTCTTGGTAGAATATAACATCATCAAATGTGCCTTTTCTAACCAATTGAAAGGTATAATAAGGAGGAAATTGTGTAGTTTTCTCATACAAAGTTAATGTTATAGTGTTTAATCCTGTTTCTAAATATATCATATTACTTTATTCTTTTTATATTCACCATTATCCAAGGGTTTGACCTATATATATTTTATTACTAGGCGATTGTATCTTATATATATAACCAATTTTAAATATCATTTTTTGTTTTTGTTTTTGTAATTTCCTCTTGTGGTATTTCTTCCTCAAATAGAATAGAGTAGCCATTATTAAAGTAATAATCATATAATTCAATTGGTATAAATCTAACCAAGATTTCTTTTCTTGTTAATGGATCACCTATATTTACATCCAAGAACTCTTCTTTTATTTTCATAATGTTATATATTTTTTTGTTATAGATTTCTTTTATAGTATATATTAATTCTATCCCACATTAGTTTAATTTGTTTACCACTATTATAGTGATCATATTCATTTATATTTGTGGTTATTATTTCATAAAAGAATAATATATTGTTTATATCACTAAAATCAACATCAAGATTTTGTCCTTCTATCTTTTTAATAAATGTGCCTAAACCATCCATATTTATATTTGGTTTTGACTTTTTAAGTAGCCTATATCGCTTACTATATTCTCTTGAACATTCCTTACAATAAGGATTTCTGTTCTCTATTTTATCCTCTTTACAAAGAGAACAAACTTTATATGTGTATTTTTTCATATAATATATATTAAATTAAATAAACACAAAAAACACCTTTTTACAGGTGTTTTAAGTTGCTTCTTTGTTAAAAAGATATGAATTAAGAAATTACAGAAGCCGCAGCAGTTGATGTTACTTGTGTAAGTACATCGTATTCCTTGCCGGTGAAGGTAATTGTGTAACCATTTAAGTCACCATATGCTTTACCTAAGCCACCTGTTAATGCTGTAACAGATACAGGATTTACTTTACCCACTAAGAAATAGTTTCCGTTAGAGTCAAGGACAATAATTCTCCATCTACCTCTACCAAGTGTGTTCATTTGATCGTTTAATGTTTGGTTTACATTATGAACGGTAATTTCTACTACCTGATCATAATATGCAGTACCATTTTGTTCGTTATAGTTACCAGTTTCAGTAAGAGAACCAGTTTCAATTGTTTGTTGGAACTTATAGAAAGAGACGGTTGCACCAGTAAATGCTGTAATCTGATTAAGATTAGAAGCGGTTGTACCAGTAGTATAAGTTAATGAACCATCATTCCAAGTGCCAATGTAGACTTCTTGAATACCAGCAATACCTTTACAAGGTAATGTGTAACCAGATGTTAATATACAAGCCATAGTTTTTATGTTATTATTTTTCTATGAATAATAGGGTGAGCCGAAGCTCACCCGCATATTCTTTATTTTTTTATTATCCGTTGTAAGATACAATGTATGAAGGATAAGCTACTTGAACACCTTGCTTCCAGATTGCTCTGAAGAATATAGAGTTAAAGTCTTCTGATTTCCAGATTCTGAAAGATTCGTAATCATTTTGCATATCTGTACCGAAGTAAAGATTTTTAGCAGAAGTTAATATCATTCTATTTGAACCTTTAAGACCTCTTGTAGCAAGTAATCTTATGTTCGTACCTGGGTGGTAGATAGAGTAAGCTAAAGAACCATCAGATTCTAACGCTGGGAAGTTGTAAGCAATTGGATTTGAACCTCTTAATGCTCTTACATAAGTTCTAAACTGAGCGTAAGACAAGAATAAAGTTAAATCTTCTTGATCCCAAAGGTCTTGAGGTAAAGCAGAAGCCATAGCATCTACTATATCAATAGCGTTATTAACTGTGATAGCACCAGAGAAAGTATAACCATTTGGAGTTGGGTAAGTTGAGTTTGTAGCACCAACTGTATTAATTGATGTGTTGTAAGAACCATCAAATAATTTTAAGAAACCATTACACTGAACCATATTTGGATCCGCTGTATATGGAGTACCTGTTGAAGCACCAACCCATATAAGGTCGTCAATAACACCTTGTATTTTATCCACTTTATCAGCAACATATTGCTTAGCGAACATTTCTGGTCCAAGTTCATCATAGTAAGAACCTTTCTTCAAAGTCATACCAGTCCAGTATTGCTCTAATGAACCAGCGCCTTGCATACAGATTTGTTCTTCTACCATTAGAGGACAAACTTGTAAATTGTTTTGTGTAAGTGTTACTGAACCAGAAGCACTTATTAATCCACAACCAGCTGGTTGAACGACTAAGTTTGAAGTCATAATGTTTAATGCATCAGCATATTTAACGCCAGTTTGAACACTAATAAATTGTTGTGTTCTACCTTGTAATACCATTTCTCTAACCAAGTCCATAGACAATTGGTCAACATATTTAGTAAGGGCAGAAGTAATTACGGTTGAATTGTAAGCCATTTTTTATTTGTTTTTTTTATTTAACTTAAAAGTTTACTTTGTTTTTGTTTGCGATTAAAGATCTTAACTCTTCAATCTCACCCATATTCTTTTTAGAATTAATTTTTTTAGAATTATATTCCTCATAACCTATTTTAGCAGGTTTAATTGCTTCGGCACCAGGTTCACCGCTAATTTTGTTAACAGCACTCATCATTTGTGATTGAGCTTGAGCCGTTCCTTCCGACATAGTTTTAAGCATATTCAAGATTTCCTCTAATTGTGCTTCTAAATCAGTAACTCTACTTGCTAAATCTCCTTCATCCGCTGGTTTATCAGCTAAACCATCAGCCATAGCTGTGTTAGCGACATTAGCATCTGAAACAGGTGTTTCAGCTTCGGTTGTATCAGCATTTCCTGATATGTTTGTAATCGCATTAGCAACAACAGTGATTGTTCTACCATCATTTAACACATAATCACCATCATTTAACGGTGTTTGATTACCCATATCATCAACAGCATAAACCTCAACGCCAATTTCCAAATCAGAAGCAGAAGATGTAATCTTCGTTCCATCAGTTAAAACAAAATCAGAGAAAGTCTTTTCTTCCGCAGAAAATAACTTCTTCAAACTTTCTTTAATAGATTTAATTGTTTCGTTTCTATTCATTTTTTTATCCTATTTTTTTATTAGATATATTTGATATATATACCTATACCTTGTTCCTCTTTTGTATTATACTTTAATTAATTTAGTAGAGGTTTTTTGTTTCATTTGTTCTATTTCATCTTGCATATCATCATAATGTGTATCTATATTACAATCTATTAAATAAGACCATTTTGGTTCACCATTAGTAAAAATTATATTACTTTTTTTAATACCTAATTTCATAGCTGTATCAAAAACTTCTTTACTATCTGTTGGACTTCTTTTAGTAATTATATAAACATTATTATCATTTAATATACAATCTTCGGCTATTGCTTGAACTTTTGGTTCAGATAAAGTACCATCATAATCAAATGATATATTTTGTATAGCAGAATAACCACTTCTTTTACCACTTCTTTGTGCCTTTCTATATTGTTTAGCCATATCTAAACATTTATCACAAGGATATAAACCATCACCTGATGGAACGCTTGTCCAAGTTGAGCCTTTGAAAGAACATTTACAATTTGGATGTGTATGCCAAGTTGAATCTGGATTATCAGGTGGTAAATTATATGGTTCGTCAGCAAAAGACATTAATTCTAATAGTTCCATATCGCTTAATGAATCAATAAACTCATCAAATGATAATTGTTCTTCAACCATTTCAACTAATTCTTGACCCATTAATCCTTCAATAGAAAAAGAAAATCTATTAGCATCTTTTACTTCACTTTCCCAAAAAGTTTTGTCTTCAATTTTAACTTCAATAAACCAAGATTTCTTTGGTAAATTAAAACCATATAATTTAGACTTATCATAGTTAGAATCTTCAATTTGCCAGTTTGCTCTAATAAAAGCAGGTGCCATTATCTCTGTATGGTCAACATTAATAGCTTTATTATTATTTTCTCTATTAAACTTATCAACCATTTGAGTAATAACTTCTTCACTAAAACGAACATAATACATATCTCCATTTTGGTTCTTACGAAGAATCTTACGGTTGGGAATCATAGCTGGGCCACAAACTATTTGTTGTTCTGGTATAGCTTTGAATTCATAAGATTGTTCGGTTGATAAATCAAGATTAGAAAAATACATACCTTTAACTTCAATAGCTGGATCTTTAACTAATGATACCAATTGAATACCTTGATTACTATCTTCCTCAATAGTTATATCATAGATTGGTAAATCGGTCATCCTAATTTTACTTTTTTTCATAATTATTTATTCATTTTTTTATTTATGTTGTTGTTATACTTATCTCTGTGATGCCAATAAGCCATAGTAGTTAAACATTCCGCATATGATAAGTTATATATAGCTTCATATTTAGTTATATCACCATTAGCAAGTCTATCAACCATAGCGATCCAATTCAAATGTTCTGGCATTTCATCAACAGCTACTCTATTAGTTTGTGCTGATGTCGGTAGGGAAAAGATTATTTCATAATTTATGAAGATAAGCTTTTCCCACTCATAAAAGCCTCTATAATCCACAAAGCAGCATCACAAGGTATATTTAATAACAATTGTTTCCTTCTTTTAATAGTTTCTATATCACCATTAAACGGTTCTACATTATAGATTGTATCACCAAACTCATTTTTAGATTCAGTTGCTGGTCTAATGATAATAGATAATATATTTAACCATCCTTCATATTGACTTTTAGATTGTTTTTCTAAAATCTTAATAGAAACATTTTCACCAAATGTTAATTTATCAGGTATATTATATGAATATAAAGTACCATTAATTTCGAAGCTATCAGCCTTTTCAGGTACCATTTTAGTCTTAAAAGGTTCTAAACAAGTAATTAATCTTTCAACTTCGTCATCGGTTAAATCGCTATTAAAATAAAAATCAGGACTTGTATTAGTTAATTCAGCAATCATTTTGATTATGAACTCTTCTTCTACCATATCATCATATACAGCATATAAATCCATTATTTTCATAAAGTCTTTTAACTTTATTTCACTCCAATTTTCTGGTATAGATAATTCTACACCTTGTATCATTTCTTTTTTCATATCTTTATTTCTTTTTATTATATATTAAATATATAAAATCTTTTTTTAATGTTTAGATCTATTTTCTATTAACTCTACTTTACCAATTGTATCTCTTATATCACCTTGAGCTACTTGAACTTTCATATATTTGAATTGATCGTTTTGTAATTTTAATTGTGATTGGCCCAAATTACCAGTTGCGCCAGCAGATGGGCCTGATGAAGATGGTGTAGTCGCTGTTGATGGAGAAGCATATAAAGTGTTTAACTCTGGTGGTGTTCCACCTTCATAAGTTGTACTTGCTATTTTAGCGATTTGTGCTATACCAGCAGCACCAACTAAAGCAGCTTCAACAAAAGAATATGGTGGAGGCATAGTGCCTAATGCCATAGTTATACCAGCCGCTGTATTAATAACAGCTCCAGCTATTTGAAATGCTTTATTTCTATTAAATGCTTGCTTTTTTAATTTTTCAGTAGCATTAAAATTGGCTAATTCTATTTCAAACTTTTTCTTTTCATTAGCATTTTTTTCCGCTATTGTTCTACCTTCTAATGCTTTATGTGCCGCAGCTTTTTGTTCAGCACTCATATTAGAAGCTTCTATATTAGCATCTTCTTGCGCTCTTTGTCTATCTAATTCCTCAGCTTGTTTAGATGTTTGTTTTTCTAATGCCGCATTTTCTCTATCTAATTGAGCAATTTTATGGTTTGCTAAATTATCAAATATAGCACCTATATCAGTAGCTATACCTAATACTTGATTAGCATATTCTTTATATTGATTTACTTGTTTAGTAAAATTATCTATATCTTGTTGTCTTTTATCATCATCCGCTTTTTTAACTTGAGCATCATATTTCTTTTTTAACGCAATTAAAGCTTCTAAGTTATCACCAGCTAATTTCTTTTCTTCCTCATAAGCAACTTCTAAAATCTTCTTCTGTTCTTTCCAAGCCTTTTCTATTAAGTTTTTCTTTATATTATATCCTAAAACATTAGTTCTATTAATATCATCTAAGTTAGCCTGTAATGCCGCTAATGTATCATCTAATGATTTCTTATATAGAGCTTTGTTCTTATCAACAATAGCTTTATCAGTGGCAACAATTTGATTATCTATCTCTTGTTTTCTATTAGCATATTCTTGTTCAGCATCAACTCTTGCTTGTGTGCCTTCTTTGTAACGATCTATATTATCTTTAAGATAAACTAATTCGGTAGTTTTTAATGTTTCTAAATTAGCCTTTTGTTGCTCTAATTTAGCAACATTATCATCCATTAAAGATTGACTAAACTCTAATTGTTTAGTAGTTCTATCTTGAGCACCTTTAATAACAGATTTATCTAAATCAACTTGTTCTTTAGTAATAGCAATACCAGCCATTTTTTGCTCAGTAACTTTACCTTCAATTTGTGATTCAACTTCTTTAACTTTATTCTTAGCTACTCTTAAAGCAACAGCATTCTCATCTGATTTATTTATATTATAGTTTAATTGCGCAACCTTTATATTAAGATTAACTAATTCTAATTGTGCCTTAGACTCATCTTTAATAATACCCTTTAATTTATCACTTGCTTCTATTCTTTCTTTAATAGATTTGGTTGCATCATCTCTGGTTTGTCTTAACTTTTCTTCTTTTCTTTCATATTCAGCAACAACACCACCCAATTGAGCAGTAGCCATTTTAGCAGCCTTTAATGCGGCAACTAATGCCTTAGATTGATCTAAAGCTTTAGAAGGATCAATCTTAGATACACCATCAACAATACCCTCTACTACTTGTCCAAACTCATTAACCATTTTACCAGCATTATCAACAACTTGTTTACCATTTTTAATAATGTCTTCACCAGTTTCTTTGATTTTACCTTTGGTTTCATCTATTTTATCACCTAATTCTTTAATTTTAGCAGGATCTTTACCACCAAAAAATGAGTTTTCCCAAGCTAATTGTAATTCTTGTATAACTAATTTAATAGAATAGAATTGGAGTTTTAATGAATCTAATGCTATGCCAAAAACACCTTTAATAACTTTAGTAGTGCCTTCAAAACCATTAGTTAATGCACCAACTTTTTCTACAACTTTTGTAATAACATCAACAATTTGGTTAAATACTATATTAATAGCACCCATAGCAGTAGCTACAAGGTCCATAACCTTTTGGTTTTGCATAAAGACATCTTTAAGCATCTCCAATAGTTTAATGAAGCCCATAGCCTTAGTGACTTCTTTGAAGGATGTTGTTAATTTCTTAGCACCATCCGACATACCATCAAGACCTTTCTTTGCTTTACTAGCACCATCACCAATTTTCTTGACGTTACCAGAAACTTTATCTAAATCTTTATCATCTACTTTGGTGTCTACTTCTATTATTATTTTCTTATTTTCAGCCATATTGTATATATATTTTAATTACTAAAATCTTTTTTAAACCTGAGCTTTATATGTTATAACCACTCTCTGAGAAAGCGTAACTGTTGTTGAACCTGGACCTAAGGATGATATTGATTTTAATACAAGTCCAGTAGTGTTAAAAAGTCCATAAGTACTTGCGTTAATACTTAAACCACCATTATTAGATTGATTGTAAAAATTGTTAAATATATTTATGGTTCCTGTACTTAAACAAAAAACACCCCACTCCGAATCAACAGAAAACATAGTATCTATTGGTGTAGGATTACTTAAATAACCATTTGTTTTTATATTAACGGTATAAGCACCAATTGATGTATAAGGTTGATTAAATTGTGCTAAATCTAATTCCCATCTACTTATACCAGATGCTGATAAACCAGTATTATCACAAGTAAACGAAACTTCTTTTGTTTTTAAATCCGTATCAGTCATGATAGTTTTTACAACATAAGCAGTTACAGGTAAAATACTCGAACCAGCAAATATAGTCAAACCAGGTATTACACTACCTACATCAGTATATTGAATAAACCCTTCATCAACTTTATTATAATAAATACCAACTTTTTTTTGTTGATAGATTACATCAGTTAATATATGTGTAGTGCTCACAGATCCTGTTACATTATAACCTGGTTTAGCACCTATAATAAAATGGTCGTTTGATGTCACATTAGCACCAACACCAGTTATAAATACATTATCTCCTGTAACATTATGATTATCTCCTGTAATATAATTATTAGTTCCTGTTACTAAATTATTAGTTCCAGAAATTATATTATTACTACCATAAACTTTATTGCTCTTACCAGCCACAACAACACCAGTTGAATCGCTGATAGTATTGGTAGTCGATAAACTTATATTACCAACCATAGGTTTATAATTAGTAGCTATTGTAATTGGAGGACTTAATTCAGGTATATAAGCTGCCGAACTTGTAGCAGGATTAATACCAAAATTATCAGCTTTTATTAATTCTATTTTTGTAGTTTGATTAAGTGATGGATTGTAATCTACAATTTTATTAACTCTATAATAACCATCAATACCATTTAGTGTAAAGAATATAAGGTCGCTAAAATTAAATTGTGATATATCAACAGCATTTAAGTTAAAATAAGCGGTAATAATTCTACTATTTTTATTACTCAATTCAGTCATAGCATTTTGCCAATAATTATAGAATAAGTTATTAACCGTATCTGTAAATCCAGCATAAAAAGAACTAACTTGTCCAAAGTTTAAGCTAACAGTTGGTGTTAATGGGTTATCACAAGGTCCAGCATATGGATAATATGAATAAGTATGTCCACTAAAATAAAAAGTATCTGTAGTTAATGTCTGTGGTTTCTTATATAACAATCTTATATTCATACCGTCAGGTCTAACATAGTTACCATTATTCAAATTAGCAATAGATGGTAAATATATTTCTGTGCTACCAATTAATTTATCTATTATAGTAGGTGAGAATATAGGTTCGATAGTATTTATATCATTAATAAAATCATTATTAATTTCATATTTATATTCACCATATACTTTATTAGTATTAGTTTCATAACTACTATTATATATATCCTTATCTTGTTTATATGTAAATAAGTTAGTCTTTTTTTGTGTATTAGAAGCTATTTGACTATTAATAGGCATCATTAAATCTAATTTTTTACTCCAATTTTTAACAACTTGATACTTTGAGTAGTAGTAATCTCTTGGTTCTATAATTAGATTAATAGGATTATATTTATCAGGTACAAAATACAAATTAAACATTTTCATTATTGAAGACATTAAATCTTTTTGCTTTACATTAGCAGGTAAAGAAGATGGTATATCAATCTTAGAATAACCTGGTACTACTATTGTTGTGCTTACCTCAGAGAATATGTGATTTAATGGAGTAACACCCACAAATGTGTTTGTGTAACCTGATGCACCAGTAGATCTTTCAAAGAAAAATCTTACTTGCTCACCTATTCTTATAGGATTTGTTGTTAAATAATCGCTATATATAGTACCACTTACTTTCCACATATATGGATAAGTATAAGAACTATGTGTAAACGATATACCAGGTGCTAAATAACCCGAAGCATCAGCTATTATTATATAATCGATGCCACCAAAAGTAACAGCAGGCCAACCACCTGGTTGAACTTGTGATAGATTCGGCATATCTCCCCATCCAGCAACAGGTGCGCCAGATGTATCTAAACTTCTTTTTAATGATACTATAATTGTATCAGTAGCTGATAACCAAGGTGAACCAGTTGACGCACCAGCAGAGTTAAACGCTATATCTATATCAACACCAAATCTTTGTATAATAGGATTTGTATATGTATTTGTATAAGAGTGCGTAGCTGTATTGTAAAATCCATTTGGATTATAATCAGCCACATTAGCAAACATATTACCCCAAAAGAAATCTGTTGGAAATGATGTTGTATCACTACCATACCAAGATTGTGTTGTGCTTGAGTGAGCTAAAAATAATTGGTTAGTTGAATTAACAACTAAATTAGGTAAATAAGGTGTTAATGTTTTATTACAAAAAGGTACAACTAATTGTTTATAAAAATCACTATTAAAGAAATTAGATGTATAACTATAACCAGCTTCAACAAAAATCTGATCTACTATAACCTTCAAATAAGTAGCTGGTGCAAAATTAGTAATTTGTAATGATTGTGTTGATGAACCAATTCCACCACCATTTACTATATCATAATCTAATGGATATGCATAATCTATTAATGGATAATAATACCCATTAGTATAATCTTTAGTCCAAGAAGCAGAAATTGCAGTTGCACCATATAAGTGATTATATTGTGATAAAGATAAATCACTTAAATAACTTTCTCCTATATTTACAAATAAACCATTACCATCATCATAAATAATTACTTCATAATAATTTTTATTAGTATTATTATCATAAATTATATTAGTCATTTGTAAATAACCTTCAAACTGAGTCACACTATCTTTAACTACCCATACTCTACTCTTTTTACCAGCATCAAATGTTGAATCAGAGTTAATACCAAAAATATATTGAAATACTTCTCTATTATTCTTTGTATCAGGTAATGTTATAGTCTTTGAATAACCACTATTCTTTGAGCTTATATCACTTATATCAGCGATGTTATAGTTTAAGGATACAGAACTATCAATCTCATTTTCGGTGTCTAAATAAGCACTACTATTGTAATTTAATGTAGCTCCAATTACTGTTAATAAGAAACCAACACCAGAAGTTGTATAAGTTGTTCCAATAACATATCCAGCTCCTATAATAGTTACAGCAGCACTTGTTACAGAAGCAATAGGTTGTCCATATGAGGCATCATTAAGAGTGTAACCAGAACCACCAGTTAAAATACCATAACTTGTTATGCCACCACTACCATTTATTGCTAACACTATTCCAATAGCTAATGTTGCACCACCTAATAAAGAGAAATACTCTCCAACAGTGTAACCAGTACCAGCTGTTAAAATACTTGAAGCTGTTATATCACCACTACCACCAATAGCATCTATAGTTATTATGAACGATGAACCAGTCGGTGTTGATAATGTACTTACTACACCAACAGCACCACCTGTGCCTATTGAAAAAGTGCTACCTATACTCCAACCATAACCACCATTAGCTATAGTTATTGAAGCTAAACCGTTTATACTTGTATATCCATTTGCTTCTACTATTAATTCATATCTCATATTTTATTATTGATTTTGTGTTTCTATTGAATAAGACATTACATAACTTAATGTTAAATTAAATATCTTATCTCTATTTGCTGTCTTAAATGTATAAGAACTATCCGTTATTATTATTGGATACGCTTGTAATGTTGTTTCATCTACTATATATACCTCTGGACTTGTTACTAACTCCGCTAAGAAAGCATAATCATTTTCACTTATCCAATTCGTATTTATTATATGTGTTTCTTCTACTTTTTGACTTAAAATTGTTCTCTCTCTATCTCCTATTGAATAATTCCAAGCTAATTCTTGTTTATATTCATTTCTTGATACATTATAGCTCTGTTGATCGTCTTGTCTAAAGTTCCAATAATCAAAAGCACCATATCTATTCATAAACATTACTCTTACATTATCATAAATAGAACAACTATTATCTATTCTAAACCATCTTGTCTCCGAATATACCGTTGATGAACCAAACTTAATTTTAATTGAATAATTATCAGTAGTAGCTGGTAATGTTGTGCCAGCATTTGGACCACAAGTAGTATTCCAAAACTGTATAGAAGGTGTAAAACCTCTTGGTATAGTAACAGAACCTGAATATGTACCTAATGATACATTATTTACATTGTAATAATTAACTTGTGTTGTTAATTGTAATGAAGGAAATGCCGCTGTATTAATTAAAAAACCAATCGTTTCTTGTTGAGTAGGCATTATCATTTTAGCATTTGCTAATGTAGTATTATTATAGTTAGTTAAAAATGGTCTTGATTGAATCGTTGACGAACCAGACGAACCCATTATAAAAGCATTGAAATTATATCCAACTTGATTATACTGTCTTGTGCCATTATAACCAAAAAATGTAGATGATGTACCATTAAATCTATATACATTACTTATTACACCTGTTGATACAGATGACGAAGCTGAAAATGCTCTATCAGTTACAAACGAAACTAATGGATTCTCACCAACAAATGTCGCACCTATAATAGATGATGTACCAGAGAAATAAGGATTATCTGTTTGTATAGTAATTATATCTCCTGTTGTTAAGTTATGAGCTGTTGAAAATGTATAACCAAAATTATATCCAGCACCAACAGGCACTTGATATATACCAGCAATAGTTAAGTTTGGATTATATGAATAACCATATTGTATTCTATAATATACTAAACTATTAATAGCTTCTGTTGCTTGTGTTATAGCTTGTGGTAAATCATAACTAACTTGAGTTAACAACGACTTCTGTGGTGAGTATTGACCTTGTCCTGTAATAGGTCTTGGTGGAGCTGATTCTTGAATTAAAAACACATTATTAGCAAACACCTTTACTAAATACTTAAAGTTCAAAGCTGATGATGAAACATTATTCAATACAAAAGTATTACCATAAATAGAGTTTATAGGTGAGATTTGATCTGGGTTTGTTAAAATAGTTGTTGTTGCCATATTCTATATATTATATTTTTAATCTTGTTTTTTATTAAAGTCATTTATTATTTTATCTAAATATAAACTTATATCCTGTGCTGACGCATTAGCCAATAATTGTGTCTTTTTTTGCATTATATTATTTATCATTTTGTCAGTCGCATGTAAAGGTTTTATACCTTTCTTACCTATGCTTCTCGCAATCATAAACGCTGTTTGTTTATCAGTATGATTAGCAAACTTTATACCTTTATGTTTAACCCAAGATAATATAGGTTTAATAGGTGGTTGCTTACCAGGCTTTCTACCATTATCTACATACTTAAAATAATCAGCTCCAGTTAGCTTTAATAATAAATCATCTACATTTTGTATCACATCATAATCTAATGACTTAATTAAATTACCAGTAGCATAATGACCCTCTTCTGTTAATAATTGAGTTAAGAAAGCAACAGATTCAGCACCTATCTTTCTAAGTGCTTTATATAATTCTTTATGTTCTACCTTGTTTTGCATATATTAATTGACGCTCTTGGTGAGCGTCTTATGTTTTGATTTGTTTTTTAAATAAGTGCATAAGAGTAATAATGATATATAATATAATAATAATATACTTACCTCCTTTACTCCTTATACTTTATCTGTCTGTGTGCTACGCACACTTTTATAGACCCACTTATCTTAATTAAAACTTAACATTAAGTGTTGTTGTTATATCATTAATAGACTTTTTAGTGCGATTTAAGGCGTCCTTATCATAATTTAATCCATATGCTTCAAGTGAGTCAGCTATCTTAATAGATTGACTTAAAATAGCATCTACGTTATCACCTATAACAACAACAGAACCAAATGCATCCATCTCCATAACACCACCTTGATCAAAAGGCACAATAAAATCTTGATTATTATATCTAAATGAACCTTTTAACTTAACATTATCTCTAAACTCATCTGGAATAGTAATAGGTAAATAATTTTTATAGCAATAATTAGATTTTAATATCAACTCACAGCCATATTTTGCCTTAAACTTCGGCTCTATTAACTCACCTTTACATCCACCTATAATAATTTCATCCCAATTAGAAATTAAATCTAAATAAGTAGCTGATGGAGGACTACCAGCTCTCATAGCCGCATCTGTATAATAGTTTTTACCATCATTACCTACTCTTATCTCATTAGAATAGAAACCAGTGTGTTTATATTTTTGTAATATAGATTGATAATTACTATTTACTTCTTGAACTGGCTGTGGCGCTAAATCATTTGTAGTTCCTGTACCAATATAAGAGCAATCTTTAGTTTCTATACCCCATATAACATTATTAGACATTAAACCATTAACAGTGAAGCCATCATAACCAACTTCAGCAACAGATTCGATTGAATCTTCAACAATAAACTCTATATTTTCACCTAAAGGACCCATAGATACTTTAAGAGATTCTAACCATATAGCTGATTGATTCATATTAATATGGTGGAATGTTTCCATATTGCCTCTAAAATAAGAAATCTTTAACCACTTATTTTCTGTTGTTTTTAAGTAGTTAATTAAATTAGTTATACCTATAATATATTTAGTAGGTGCAACAGCCATATTTTTAGAAGCTAATTCGTCTTTGAATAGGTGTCTATCTGTTTCTAACATTTCGGAAGCACAACCACCCCATACTAACTTACCCATTTTCCTTAAATGAGTACCCCAATCCTTAAAATATATATCAGGAAATACTATTATATCAAATAAATCAAGATTAGACCAGAAGTCATTAACTCTTTCTATATTATTATAACCAGTACCTATATGTTGCATACTAATCATAGGGAATGGATTTTGATTAACTGAGTGGTAATATACTTTGTTAAATACTTTTGAAAGTGCTTGTGCTACATTAACGTAACACCCACCTATGTTATCAATCACACAGACTGATAATTGATTATCTATTTTTAATTTATTAAACTTTAATTTCATAAGGTATATATTATATTTTTATTTATTTTTTTAACTCATATTTATATTACTTGATTGTAAGCTATTAGCATTTAATGTATTCCAGTTAGTAGTATTTGTTAATGAAACAGGTTTATATACCCATAATGTATTACCACCTGAACTATCTATATCTAATACAGTCATATTATATAATGATTGAGAAGCACCTTTGTGATTTAAGTAAGCAACTGAACCTGTAACACCTGTTGT